CGCATTAGTAGCAAAGGCTATGCTTACGTTGGGCGACAATCTTGCGGCTTTCGACGAGTGGGAAGTGTTGAAGTCATCGGTTAAGGAGGGCGGTGAAATATTCGAGATGGATCAAGGCCCACAGAAAGACATGATGAATGCTAAGTGGTTCGACCTAAATCAGAAGTACGGAAAAGAATTTAATCTAATAAACGAGAAGGGTCAAAAAGAAAATAAACAATTCATAATGGGTTTATTGAAGAAGTGGGGTTTCACTGATGTTCGTGAGGAATCTGGATCTGACTCAAAAAGGTCCATAGGAATAGCTGCAGCACACGAGATAAACCAAGTTAGAAGAAAGAGAGATATTGAAGCTTGGGCAAAGATTGAGAACATGGCTGATGGTTATGAGCCAGGTCAATTCGACCTTAATAAACGTATTGCCCAGACTCCTCTGGGTCAACGTGGTGGTATGGGTGGTGGTATGGGTGACTGCTGCGATACTCTTAAAGACATATATAACGAGATAGTTAAACATAGCGATATATTACAACAGTCTGTTGTTGGTAGAAAATCCCCGCTTGGTCGGATGGTAGGAAGACTAGTACATGGTGGCGGTGAAAAGTTTTCTGGATCTACAGAAGGAGGAACTGGATTTACTGGTAAAACAAAGGGTAGTTCTTATACTAGAAAAGAATTTGGAGAATTAAAAGGCAACCCAGAATTACTAGCATCGATGTTTGATGAAGAAACTGCAAAGGCAATATTAGACGGTAAAGTTACATTCAATGAAACCTCAGGGATTTTACGTATAAAGACCGAAACTGGTCCTATTGATACTACAGATTCAGTTGCTAATGAACTTGCAAAGAAAGAGTTGAAAATTTCTACTAAATCAGAAGCTCGAGACGTTAAAAGGGAAAGAAGAGAAGAAGAAATCAGAAGAGACTCTCTTACAAAAATGCATCTTCGAGGTGGCGGTGTCACTCCATTCGGAGGTAGCTTCGGAAGAAACGCAGAAGACGGAGGAGATTCTTGGTACGATCCTATTGTAGAGAACCCTGAATTGTCTATTGCGGCTCTGTATGCTGCCAATGAAGCAAGAAAGAAACTCAAAGAATTAAAGAAAAACAAAAATAAGAATAAGAATAAAATGTCAAAGACTGGTAAAGCCAAACTGTGGGCTTATGTTTCTTTAGCTGTTGCAACTATTTTCCAGAGTATTACTGGAGACGATGAGGACAGCGGCACGGTAAACGCAGATACTGGCGAGGTATTTGACGAGGGTACATTAACGAATACCGCTATCAACGCTGCATGGACGGGCGTGTCAGTCTATGAGGGTTATCAACTTGGCAAAGCGGGGATGAATAGATTTAAAAACAGGGTATCTAGTCCAAATTTTGTGGGACCACGACAACCTAAAAAACCATCTACTACAGGTAAGACAGCAAAATCTGTTGCTGAAAGATGGAAACAGCTTTCTAAGAAATATGGTGGTGATAGACTTAAAGCATTCGTTGCTAAAAGAGTAGCATTGTTAGGTGGTGCTATGCTTATACCAGGACTTGGACAGGTGCTGGCGTTGATTGGTGCTTTATGGACCGCATATGAAATTTATGATATATTAGATGAATTTGAAAAAGAAGCATCAGCGGAAGATAGATTAGTAAGTAACTCACTGTCTTTTGACGAGAAGAAAGATACCTCTTCCCAAGGTGCTTTAAATAGACTAGGCATGGCTATGGAACCCGAGCACCAATCTTCGGGAAATGGTTATTCTCAAAATTATAGTGGCACATTAATTGCTGGTATGCCAGTTGGCGATAAGCTGACAAAGATGCAATACGAAATGATGAAGTTGGACAAGAGAATGGGTAATACTCATTCGGGAAGTTTGAACGACAAATTCAATGCATTCAAACTTTCAGAAGCAGACCTGACACGAATTGAGACTCCTGATAAAGGATTAGCAACAGACGCAGCTACAGCATTGAAAAATGCAGACGATGGTCCTAATAATTCATTAGGTGTTAATATTCATAATTGGGAGGATTCTCCTTTTGGTGGAACTCGTAATAGTATATTAGACGCTGTAGATAACACAGGTTTATGGGGGTGGGTGAAAGATGGTATAAAAACTGATGTTAATACTGGATTCGATGGTCTTGGAAAGAACCCAAGTCAATCTCAAGTAGAAGAACTTTGGAAAAGCAAAAGTTCTAATCTTTCTAAGTTCGGTGGCGAAACTGAATCTTCTATAAAGAGCATATATGCTAGTGAATTCAAAAAATTCTTTGGTACTGTATTGGGTGGTATAGGTAGTGTTCTTTGGGGAAGCAATGCCATGGCAGGCGACATCCCTTATGATCCAGCTGGTCGTGGTCATGGATATGACAATGACCCAGATGGTAAAGGATTTTGGGATAAAGGAACAGGTAAAAAGAAACCAAGGTCTAAAAAAGAGAGAGACAAGGCTGCTAAAGCAAAAGATAAGTTTAGAGATGATTGGAATAAACGTCATCCGAATGACAAGTTAGATTGGCCAGATGCTTATCAACCAGAACCAGGACAAGGTGACTTATTTGATCCTGCTAAAATGAATCAGGCAAATCAGTTTGCCGCACAGATGGTTAATCTTAGTACAAGATATTCGCCAAAAGGACAAATGTTTCCTTTAACTATGATGAATCATGGTACTAATTCGGCTGCTCAAATCAAAGCAAATGGTTTTCAATCCAGATTTGCTAATGCTGGGTGGGCTGGTAAAAATATGTTCTATGGGTCTCCTGGTCTAAATGTTGCGGGAGCATATGGTGGACAAAATATACCTGTTGTTGCCAACGCTGGTTCTAGAAGAATATTTGGTGGTGGCATCGGTGCTAATGGTCTGCAATTTGGAGATGAAATAGCAATGGGTGCCAGAGGAATGAATCAAGGAATGGATTTAGCATCAAGACTTTCTAATCATCCAAACTCAGCAATGGCACAAAGACTTTTGAAAACTGGTACTACTTCACAAGCATCGAAATTATTGAAACTTGGTGGTAGAGCATTTCCTGGAATTGGAGCAGGATTGGCAGCTTGGGATGCTAAAGCAAGATACGACAAAGGAGACATGTTGGGTTCATCATTATCTGCTGGGTCTGGTATTCCAATTGCTGGTCTAATACCACTTGCTGTTCAATTAGTCACTGATTATTTAGGAATAACTGGTGGTGATAATTCATCGAGTGTGATGGATAATTACGTTCCAACTAGAAACCTAAATCCAGCAAATGAGGGTAAACTGATTAACGGTGGTGGAGGAAACACAATTATTAATAACACTACTAATACTACGAGTAATAATTCTGCAACTGATGTTATATTTTCTACCAATGCGCATGCTCCTGCATTGCCTCCAGGTATGGTTGGATATGGGTCATAAAAAAAGGGAGTCATAAAGACTCCCTTTCGTTTAGGTTAATTTTTTATTTAACCATCTGCCAACTTAGAGAAGTATGACATAGTATCATCTTCCTCAGCACTAGCAGTTGTAGAACTAGCAGAGTTTGTATCCCAAGGAATTTCGTCCTTTTGTCCACTAACATCTGCGACTGGTTCAGGTGTACTGATAGACTCAGCAGTGAAACTTGGTTTACCTGCAGAACCACCTGTGACACGTAAAAACTTACTCTTTAACTCATCATAAGTTTTAAACTTATCTTCCGCAACTTCTGCGTCAAGAGAATACAAACTATTGTAAAGTTTTTCCATCGCATCTTCATCTTTCAACCACTGAGACGGTTGTTCGAAAGTAGATTTATCATACTTAACAAACCCATCTGCTTTACGTGCTTTCAATTTGAAATCAGAACCGTTGAATAAATCAAATACGTTTACTGGAGTTTCGTCATCAAACTCAGGAGCACCAGCTGCCTGAATCATATCAAATATAGATTTACCATATTTGAATAAGAACGTTTTACCCTCATTTGCTGGATTATCTGAATCCTTAACAACGTAAATATTAGAAACAAATTGTAAACGTCTTTTACGATTACGAGCAATTTCTTTATTTGAATCAATACCAGAATTCCATAATTCAGAATTTGCTTCTGACACTGGGTCTTGTTTATTGATTGTTGTTAATGAATTTTCGATGTACCAACCACCTTGTCCTTTAAAACCGTGTGAATACATTTTGACGAAAGGAAAGTCTTCACCATCAGGTGCGTCTAAGAAACGAATGATTGCATAACCATTGCCAGTCTTATCTCTTTCTAACTTCCAATATCTATCATCGATATATGAATTAGTAGAACCACTTGCTTGGTTCAATTTACTCATCATTTCTGATACATTTTTACTTGACTTACTTCTTTTCTTTAAGGCTGAGAAACCCATAATACTTCTCCTATATTGTTTTGAGGTATAATTACCTGTTGATTGTTTTACGAGATGTTTTTATAGAGGTATCTCACAACCCTCTAATTCGTTTTATACTTCTTCTGGAACAAACTCTGCAGTTTCTTCCTCTTCAGCGATTGGTTCTGGTGCTTCATCGCTATCCATAATAGATTTAATTGCTTGCGCAAAACCAGCACGTGCCATTTCTAGACGTTGTACTTCTTTATCAATACCTACTAAATGCTCAATAGCAATTTTAGCAACATCTGGTAGATCTGCTACCGCGTAGTTTTTACCATCAATCTTAACCGTGTTTTGGACATTCACATCTTCACTCATTATATACTCCTTACATTAAAATATTATTATACTGTTATATTTATACTTACTTTTTAATCTTTGAATTCACTCTTTAAATCCCTGATTAAATCTAACCCTGATTCAGCAAGGTGACGAATTGAATATTGATCATCCATCGCAGCATTCTGCTGAATCCGAGTTAATACTGTTTTAAGTGCATCACACTTTATTTCACAATCTTCTTTGCTATGCATTCTTGTTTCCATACTTCTATTATACCCCCATTTATGTTAAAAGTCAAGTTTTTTCTGTAAATATTTTCTTCATTATTGTTCCGTATTTCTTTGTATTAAAATTCATAAACTCAGCATACCTGTCAAACTTATATTGAATAACAGGATATATGAATTCATCCTCTATTTCTTTTTCGAACTGTTTGCTAAAGTTTAAAACTTTATCCATTATGATATACGTTTCAACTTTAATCATTTTCTGTTCAACAAACCTGAAGATTATAGCATGACCTCCATCCGTGATAGTGAATAGGTCGTTAAACTTCAAATTTCTTTCATCTAAAAAATCTTTAATATGCTTCAAGTCTTCTGTAAATAAGTATGACAGAGATTCAATAACCCCTTTCCAACCAAAGAACACTTCTTCTGATTCTTGGTTGTACATTTCAGCAATATATCTACCATCACCTACTACAAAATTTGCTACATAAAACTGTAATAATTCTTTACCCTTTCTAGCACCTAATGCTTCAAAATAGTATTTGTCCTTTCTTCTATTATATGTATCTAAATTAACACCTTTTGATTTGCCATTAAATTTAATATGGTTATAATCGTTATCTATATTAAAGTGTTGTTTTACGGAAACATATAATTTATATGTTTCAAACCCAGTCACAGTGGTAATTTACTCTCTGAATAATCTTCATCCGTTATGGTTCTATTTTTAACCGCTTCTTTTTTAATCTTTTCTTCTAATAGTGGTGAAATTAGTTTCTTAACCTGCTTGGCTTCTAATTCATGTTCTTCCATGTATTCCGTAATAACGTCCAAATAGGAAGACATTCCATCTGATACTTTAGACTCTACGAAAGTTTGAAATGTTTGTTGTTTTGTTTTGTTTGAGATAATGCCCCTTTTATTTTATCTATCTAATATTTCATTACAGATTACTTCACGTTCTTCATCTGTGTACCTTTCCCACATTTGTAATTCTTCGATACTTAATTTACAAATCTTACACCCAGAATGATCATCGTTCATTTGATGATTGTCTGGGTTTGGGCAAGGAGTCAATGCAACACACTGACTAATAAATTTTTCTTTTTGATTTTCGTTCATAATACTACTCTTTTTAATGCCTTTTTAACAATAGTTTTAACTATCGACGAATCTTTACCGAACAGATTCATATACTCATTCATAATAGGCGACTCTTCTACTGTTATTGTAGAATATGTAGTCAACTTTAACGCAACACCTTGAGAATTATAAATTTTCGAAAGGTCTAACAGAACATCATTAGCATATGCGTCAATTTCGTCTGGGTCACTTAAATAAATAATACGTTCTTGCTCAGAATTCATTCCTTCTGGAAAAACTGGAATAACGGTGCGGCCGACAAGGCCTTCTCTTTTGGTAAATTGTTCTCTATGTATCATCTCGTGCTCCAAAGTTTGGTGAATTTGATGTTGAAGAAACTTCCAACTATCGCTATTTATAGTAATAGTCGTTTTATCATCGGGCACAATAAGAACCAATTCAATATTCTCGTGTAATTCCCAGTCAAGGCGATTAAAATAACCATTAACTGTCACAGTATCTTTTTCTAGACTATCTACTTTAAACGATGTAACTTCTACACCGTCGTCTTTAAATTGACACTGAAGTATATTAACAATCTCTTCCGCATATAGTGGAGTATCAACTATTAATTTTTTAACACTTTCAATTTTATTTCTCATATACTACGTATTATACCCTAGTTTCATTCAAAAGTAAAGCTCTTTTTAATTAATATGTTAAAATAATTCCGTTTTCAAATCCACCCAACAATGCGTGTTTTGATATCTTTGCTCTGATAACTTGCTCTTCAGTGATATTGTTAATCTTCAAAAGTGCCTGAAAGACTTCATACACATCAGCATATTCTTGAACATCTTTCCAATCCGAATCTTCCAATTCTCGGATTTCTTCAAACAGTTTATCAATTAGAAAATCACGATATTCAGTAGACGTCGGACTGACTGTTGTCAACCTTTCGTCTTCGATATTGTTTACATATTTGTCCCGAATTAATTTTAACACTAACAACCCTCCAAAGTAAATTGGTTAGACATAGACTCTTTATAACCAGCAAGGTATTCTTCATACCACACTTCATCTCTAGCTCTTGTACTTGCTTGTGCTGGTTCATTACGTTCCGCATCTAACCAACCACATTGGTAAAATCTATTCTTAGTTCTTAGGTAAGTATCTCTTTCAGTTTTAGTAATTATTTTCATAATGAAATTCCTTTTATTTTTCTAAGTTCTTCGACTAAGTTTCCATGGGTGTAGTAGTCTGCTTGACCCACACCAAATACGATTTCATATATCTCTACCACGTCATCGTACATCTCATCTACTACACTTGATTTCCTCTCAAATTGCTTTTTCATATCACTTAATTTACCCAAAGAAATGTTATCCATCTCCAGTGCAGTCATGAAATTCCGGAATTGTAACTTCGCACTAAACTTCAAGTCGCTGATTTCTTTAATATATTCGTCTATTTCATTTTCCCAATCAGATGTCTGAGTCATGTTATTTAGCTCCTGCAAATAAGTCAGCAACGTCTTGAGCAGAACCACTAAAGAATGTTTCAACGTTTTTAGCAGACAAATACCAACCGTCTGCATAAAAATCAAAGTATCCTGTTGCAAGGACTTTATCTTTAAACGTAACAACGTTGCCGCCGTCTGTTTTACCAAAGGCAATATCACCACTTGTTGCTAATGTAATTTTCATTGTGTTAGACATTTCTTAACTCCTTTTATTATTTAATATACTACGTATTATACCCTAGTTTTGTTCATTAAGGTAAAAGAATAACACTTTAATTATATGGTTTCTAATTTATTATTAACAGCAGTTAGTGCTTCATATGCTTCTTGGAAATCTTCTTGTTGTGTTACTTCTTCAGCATAGTTTCGCATATGCCACACTTTAGCGAGTTGTCTGATAAGTTTCTTTGGTAATTGAAAATCTTCATAAATGGATTCTACCACTTCTTTAATATGTTCTTGTTCTGCTTCAATTCTAGTTTTAGAATCTGAAATTATTTGTAGTGACGCATCAATCTTTTTAAGATCTGCTGGGTTAGATGGCATCATAGTCCTTCTCCTTTTAGTTAATATACCTATATTATACCCTACTTTAAGTTAAAAGTAAAGGCGTTATAAATATTAACATTATAAGCAATTGACCAGGAATAGGAAAATCATGGAACATCAACTAATCGAAAAAACAACTCACACTGACATCGGAACTGCAGATTTTAGTTTTAATAAGGTTATAGACGCCTTTCAAGAATTACCAACAACTTCTATTCTTAGAAGTATAGCAGCGGTAGTGCCAATGAAAATGTCGACTGGTTCGGTTATTAACATTCGTAGAAACGGTGTTACTAATTCATTTGAAACGGTTGAAAGTACAATGACCGTGAATGATGTATCTGCTACACCTTTGGCGTCTGGTCTTTCTGTAGAAGTTATACATGACCTATTCCGACAATATAAGGAAAGTGCATATGATTACGCTAGTGCTTTATTACGAGGTATTGTCGATAAAGCAGAAAATGATGCTTTGATTACATTCCTTAATACAAACTCATTAAATACAACTGCTTTGGTTTTAACTACTCCTGCTAGTGCAGAACAAACTTTATTTGAACTTACTCAACGTGTACAAGAATTAGTATTGAAAATGAACACTCCTGATTTCCGTACATATGAAGCATTTGCTATTCTTCCATACAAATACGCTGCAAGCATATCTGCACTTCAAACTTATATTGGTGCATTAGACGAAAACGAAAAACGTCTTATTGTTAGCAAGATAGGTAAAACAATATTTTATGTAAACCCAGATACAACAGCAACTAAAGTATATGTAGGTCTTGCCGACCACGATAAGAAGTCTATTGCAGCTTCTTCTATCATTGTAGGTGATTATCAACAAGAAATTTTAAGATCTACATTTGTAGAATCTTTCCAAGAAAATATCGGTATTCTAAATCGATACGCAACAGTAGTAAATCCATTATCAACAACTGGTAGAGAAATGTTGATGGAATTTACCATTAGTTAATGTTTGGAATACCTTTAGAAGTTATATCAATGTTAGCATCCACCTTATTAGGTGGATTTATGAAGATGAAGGCGGATGCTCGACAAGATGAGCGAGACCGCAACATGATGACTCTAAAGCTTCTTAACAAAGAAGAAAAATCACGCAAGAGCGCTAGGGAATATAATACCCCATCAGCAAACTGGGCACGTAAATTTATCGTCATGTCACTAATGTGTATGGCGGCATTTATACTCATCGCACCTATATTATTCAATCAACCAACAAACGTATTATACGAAGCAACCCATGGTTTTAAATTATGGTTATTTGACTTCACTTGGACGACAGACGAATGGAAAGTATTAGCAGGTGTAGTAACACCTGAATGGTTACCATACGCAATTTTAAATGTACTAGGATTCTATTTTGGAACTGGTGCTGTTAGTAGGAGTGTAAAATGAATCCTCAAGAAAAGATGGCATGGGTCTGGCTTGGATTAATAGTTTCATTGTTTTATTTTGGTGGTGACGCCCTGGCTGTAGACAATACTAATACAAAACTTCCACAAGTGATTTGGAATAACTAATGAGATGTCAAGATAAAGTTAGGTGTGGTGTCACTATACTCATAACAACTTTATTCTTTCTGTCGGCTCTTATTCTTATGATGCATGAAGCAAACGAATCAACAGAGGAGAATTCGAATGATACCGAAAGTGTTACGATGGATACTGGAAACACCCGACAAAATAGTTCAATGTATAACACATTGCCTGGCGGAGAAGAAGTGCTTAACATCTTGGACATGGTGCAAAATACAAATAATCTCATACCTAATACTATGGATCTTAATGATACCATTGATATTCGTAGTTATACCGATATATCTCTTCGGGGTGCAATAGAAAGCATACCAAATTAACAGTTGCTGACGACCTATAAATATATCAATAGGCAAGACAATAAGGAGAAACAGAAATGAAAGATTGAAATCATGACTCACGACATTGAACGCAACGAAAAAAACATCAACATCTAAAAGGAATCCATTAAGTTTATGAAAACAACAATACACGGAATATTAATAGCTGCAACACTTTGGCTAACACTTGCCACTCTTGGCAATTACGCAAACGCATTAGACGACTTCGATTTAATGAAGTACGGTCCTGATGATACGATTGAAGTCGGTCGTTCTGAAGTTATTATTAAGATGATATTGTATGATAATCAAAGGAAATTAAACGAAGCATTTAACGGTGCTTCTAAATCCCCAATGCCTGAGGGTGCTGGTGTACGTGGTTTTGCTGTAGTTAGTGATATTGAAGATGTTTGTTTCATTCATATTATTCCAGCACAGATATGGGACGATAGAGAAGCCATGGCAATTATGGGACACGAAGTCTATCATTGCTTATTATCAGACCATGAAGATATGACAGTTGCCAAGACAGATAAAGAAGTAGTAGAAGATGAAGCAGCAATGAGTGATGACTCTGCTACTACCATAGAGCAAGAAATTGAAGACCTATATACTAAAGATAGAGAGTTAGAACTTGAATGGTTAAAGGATGATTATGAAGATATGGGAATTAAAATAGACGAATAATGAGTAAAAGTAAAGCAAAAGCAAAAAAAAGACGTAAGGAAAGAAAAGAATTACGTCACGAAGTAACACATAATATGAGCAAAGTGAATGAAAAAGAAAAAACGAGAGTCGGTATGGTTTTCTAAACCTATATTCTACTCAATGGCATTCTTAACGTTTGCCTCAGTAATTACATCATGTACGACATTAACGTCTGCGCCCATAAAAACGGTCGTGAAAGAACCTGTTGTGTTTGATGTTCCAAATATTAAACAAAGGGAATTTGTATTCGCTTGCGATTTGGTAAGTGGATTATATATCTGTGATAGATTAAACGAAAGGGTGGTCACCCACTGACGGAGTGACCGAGGTCGAAGATTAACTATTTTCCATTAACAATTCAGGTTGTGAATTGATTGGAATATTAATAGGTTTCTCTTCATCAGGAATAGTCACACCCATATTAATCTCCAGCATACCATTATTTAATGTAGCATCATTGATGAATACTTTATCACCGATTGTAAACTGTTGAATAAATGAACGTTCTGATATTCCCTGATGCACAAACTGATCTTCATCGTTTTTAATAGAATAGTCCTTATCACCTTTGACGGTTAAGACATTCTTTTCGATATTGA